GTACGCAAACTGTATCACTAGAAGATATAGGCACTGGATTTGTTCCTTTCGATGATTTGACTGAGTCAATCGTTGAAGGCTGGACTGAAACAGCCATGGGCGAAGATGAAGTGCAAGCAATGAAAGATGAATTAGATGCTAATATCACTGAGCAGATCACGCCTACGACTGAAACGAAAACGATAGGCGGTTAAGTATGGCTCTATTGCCTATAACTCCCAAAAGCGGTGTATACACCAACGGCACTGATTATCAGAATCGTGGTCGCTGGATCACTAGCAATCTGATTCGCTTCAAAGACGGGATTTTAGTACCAATAAAAGGCTGGGATTTGCTTCGCAGTACAGCTTTGACTGGTATTCCAATTGGCATTTTTTCATACAACAAAAATGACGGAGATCAAATTCTAGTCATCGGCACTGATCAAAAAGTTTACACGCTTTATAACTTTGTATGGCGGGATATAACTCCTTCTGGCTTTGTAACTCCAGACAGCACCTCACCGCTCGGATACGGCGCATTTAATTACAACGTGGAAGATTATGGCGATGCCAGATCAGAATCCGGCTTAGGCTTAAACGCACACAGTTATTCTTTTGACAACTGGGGCGAACACTTAATCTTTAGCTGTTCATCAGACGGCAAACTGTACCAGTGGAGACCCGACGCAGGAAGCGGCTCACCTGATGCAACTGCGACAGCAATCACTAATGCGCCAACAGGCTGTCAATCACTTGTTGTCAGCAACGAAAGACATTTAGTTGCTATTGGATCAAGCAGTGATCCACGCAAAGTTTCATGGTCATCAAGAGAAGCAAATACGACATGGACTGCGGCTTCTACAAACACAGCTGGCGATCTGCAAATACCAACAGGCGGTCGTGCATTAACAGCACTCAAATGGCAAACAGACATTTTGGTATGGACAGATACAGGGCTGGCTCGTCTATACTACACAGGATCTCCTTTCATCTATGGCATATCTGATGCCGGCACAAATTGTAAAGCTATATCACCGCGAGCGATAGCAAGCGCTGGAAACTTCATCGCGTGGCTTGGTGAAAGCTCAGTCTTTATATACGATGGCTCAGTGCAAGAGCTGAAATGTCCTGTCAGCTCATACATATTCGACAACATCAATTATTTATATCGTAAAGCAACATGTGCAGGTCATAACAGCTCAAACAATGAAATTTGGTTCTTTTTCCCTAGTGGTGAGAGCAAAACACCTGACAAGTACGTTTTATGGAACTACATCGACAACACGTGGGCAATCGGTGAGCTAAATCGTAGCGCTTATCACGATGCAGGCGTTTTTGATTATCCGATTGCTTCTGACGAAAATGGTTTCGTTTACTATCAAGAGAAAGGAAGTCTATTCAACAGCAAAGATCTAGGCACATCTAAACCAACAGCAACTTCAGGCGCAATACAACTCGCAAAAGGAGACAACTACATACACGCAACGCAAGTGATACCTGATTCTGAGGCGACTACATTGCCGGGAGTGACTCTAAGTTTCAAAGGTCGTTTTACACCACTCGGCGCTCAAACGGATTTCGGTAGTGTCACGTTTGAAAACGATGGCTACTCTGATTGTCGTATCTCAGCAAGAGAAATATCTATGACAATTGAAGGTGATACTGATCAATCATTTTCGCTCGGTGACATAAGGCTCGACCTAAAAAATGGAGGTCGCAGATAATGAGACAAGCACTAACGAAGCCAAAGAACGAATACGATCAAAAATATATGAATTATCTTGTCGCTGAAGTCGAACAACGAGACGGACTATCATTCAAAAAAGGTGAACGCATTGAAGCAAATGGAGGCGATCAAACAGAAGTCGTCTTAGTGTCACCTGACGGAACAAAATACAAACTAGAAGTGAGCGATGCAGGCGTACTCTCTACAACAGCGACAGTCTAATAAACTGTCAGAAAACGTGTGGAGTTGGTGCGAGCCTTTAATTTCTAAATGTATTCGATATCAAGATATGTATAATATTAGTGACGTGCGTGAGCTTATCGAAACTGGACGTTTTCAGTTATTTCCGCACCACAACCAGCAATCTTGTTTTGTGACAGAATTGGTTGTTTATCCTCAATCGACTGCATTGAATTTAATCTTCTGCGCTGGGCGCTTTGATGATTTAGAAGAAATGTTGCCGAGCATTGAGAATTTTGCTCGTCATTTCGGTGCAACAAAACTCTATGGCGGTGGAAGAAAAGGTTGGGTAAAAAAAGCTCAACATCTCGGCTTCCACGCTGAAAATATAATTAGTAAAAAAATATAGGTAAAAATTCATGTCCAAGGGCAGCCAGACAACCAACACAGAAATAAACCCCGAACTTCTTGCTATGTATAAAGAAGTTTATTCAGGCGCTAAATCTGCGGCTGATATACCTTTCCAACCTTATACTGATCCGCTTGTTGCGGGATACTCTCCTGACGATGTTACTGCGTTTGATGCAACAAGAGGCATGTTCGGTGACTCAATGGGATATAACCCTAGAGGTCAACTAGCAAACATGGGTGGCGCACCACTTGATATATCGCCTTATATGAATCCGTACCAGAGTGAAGTCATTGATCGTTCAATACAAGATCTCGACAGAGCGAGACAATTACAAATTGCAGACAGTCAAGACAGAGCCATCGGTGCGGGCGCTTTCGGTGGATCTCGTTCAGCTCTACTAGAAGGAGACGCAGATCGTGGTTACTATGACGCTGTAGGTCGCACAGTCTCAGATCTAAGAAAATCGGGCTTCGACACAGCAACCCAGCTCGGACTAGATGACCGCTCGTACAGAACAGGAATTCAAAGTGGGCTTTTATCAGACCAATACAAAACGCTTGGACTGCTCGGAAATGTCGGCGCAATGAACAGACAAATGCAACAAGCTCAACTTGACGCAAACTTCAGCGAGTTCATGAGAGCGCAAGGATATCCTGACGTACAGCTAGATCGTCTCAAGTCTGGTGTCAGTTTCTTGCCTTCATCTACGAATGAAACACAAAGACAAAAAGTAGGTTTCGGAGACATGCTTGGTGCAGGCGTAGGCTTGCTCGGTTCAGCATTTGCTGGCGGCTTCTTTAACAAATGAGAAAATTAAATGACACCTGAATACATAAAATATTTAGAGCAAATGCAGAAACAAGCTCAGCAACAAGCTCAGCAACAAGCTCAACAGCAGAATCGTGTTGCAGTGCAAGAGCCTAGACGTATCAACTCTTTCTTCGCAAGAGGCGGCGGTTTTACACCTGATCAAGCACAGCAAGAAGCATTAAAACGTGGCTTCTTTGAAACGCAAGCTGGCGCAGACACTTATGAGAAACAACAAAGAAACGCTCGTAACGTAGGACTAGGAAACATGCTCTACTCTCTCAGTGACGCATTTGCAGGAAGAAACATAGGCGCTGAAGCTCAACAAAGACAAGCGAATCAACTTGCTATGCAACAAGCTCAAGAAGCAACCAATGAGAGGGCTAGAAAAGAGCAACAAAGAGCCAGTCTTAATAAGCAAATAGATCAACTTGTCTCAACAAATCAAATGTCAGAAGCAATGGGTGAATACGCAAAATCTGATCCTTCTATTTTAGGTGAGATTTACAAAAATCAAATGACGCCAGTAAAGGGCCCTACTTCATACGAAGAATATATAAGAACTGACGATTCTCCTACTGATCCTGAATATGCTAAGTTTTTAGAACGAAAAACGAGGCAAGGAGCGACACAGATAAACATGCCAGCTATACAATCACAAATGGGTATTGAATATGCGTACGATGCTCTCACAAAGGGCGACCAAAGATTGATAGACAATCAAAATGTGACTGACAGACTGTATTTAATGGACACTTTACTCGATGATCCAGACTTTGAGACTGGCGCTATGACTGAAGCATTTTTGCCAATCAAATCATGGCTCGTAGAATTTGGAGGAAAGGATCAAGCGTATGTTGAAAATCTAGGCGCTCAACAGCTTTTTGATGCTCTAAGCTCTTATATTGTTCCTCGTATGAGAGCAGTCGGATCGGGTGCAACATCAGACTTTGAAGCAAATCTTTATCAAAAAGCAATCGCAAGTCTAGGTAAAACAAAAGAAGCAAACAGACTGATTGTTAAATTTATGTTAGCAACAACTGAGCGTGATCGAAAAATGCTCGAACTGCAAAAAAGATATGTTGCAGAACATGGCGAAATACTCGGATTTAATGCCGCTTTAAGAGATGAAAACTCAGGATATGTTGAAGCTGAATTGTTTAGAAAGTTTGATATGGAAACAAATGAAGATACAGGCGCAACAGACTTTCAGCAAGCAGTAGCAAACGGAGACATTAAAATAGGCGATCTTTATTACGACAGAAAAGCCAAGAAGATGAGAATTTATGGCTCTGAACCAATCTCAGATCCTTTTTAAATAGTCAATGAAATTTACAGAGCAAAATCCGCCAGCAGTAGGTAAAGAATACAATCTTGAATCAGGCGCCCTGATTTTCAGAGGTGGTGACTGGACAAAAAGAGAAAACTGGGCTGATCCCGAAACATGGTCAGCAACAGGCGCCAAAATAAGAGGTGCAATAACAGCAGAAGGTAGATACGATCCAGCATTGCCCGAAATAGCAACAGCTCCAGAGCTATACCCAGGAGGAAACATAGGTGTAGGACCAGGCATGAAAGGATCAGCGCCCTGGACCACATCTCTGGGTCTATTGACTTCTGGCGGTCATGGTCAAGATGCTGTAAACATAATCAAAAATAATCTTCCTGATGCAGAAATAAAACAAGACCAATACGGAAACACAACTGTCGCATTAGGTGGGAGAGATTATTATATAAACAAGCCAGGCTGGTCTACTCAAGACACAATGAGCGCTGTGTTTAAACTATTGAGCTTTCTCGGTATAGGAAAAAAACTTGGAGTTGGCAACAAGGGTGTTGGAATAGGTGGCAACATGGTAAGAGCTGGCGGAACAGGTGGAATATTAAGCGTTAGTGAAGATGTTGCTTCACAAGCATCAGGCGCTCAAAGAAGTGGCGCTTTATCATCTCTTGGAGTTACAGATACAGATTTGGGTATTGATATACCAAAAGCTGTTGGAACAGCCGCGCTCACAAGCGTCTTTCAGGGTGGCGCTGATGTATTATTCTCTGCGATTCCTTCTCTTGCTAACGCTTTAAGAAACACGCAAATCAGATTGGGAGCAACAGACGATTCTATGTTTGGCGCTGGTGGTGAGCTTACCGCACAAGGACAACAAATACTAAAACAATTGGGTGTTGAATGGAGCGCAATGACAAAAGAGTTTAAAGATCGACTCAGAAATCAATTTGTTTCAGGCGAGTTAAAGCCAGCATCTACAGAAGAAGCGATCGCATATTCTGAAGCACAATCTTTACCAGTTAAAGTTCCACAGACGAAAGGAACACTAACAGGAAACAAACAAGCACAAATTATTGAAGGCGAAGCAAGAAAAGGAGTCTACGGAGACGATGCAAGACAAATAATGAATCAAGCAAGAGCAGATCAAGAACAAGCAATTACAAGCAATATGTCTGAAATACAAAAAATTCTAGCTGGATCAGCGCCAACAATAAGTAGAGGCGAAGGCGGATCTTTAGCTCAAGCTGAACTGTCTGCGGCAAGACAAGTCGCAAAAACAGACGCAAACAAAGCGTTTACTACAGCAAGAGAGCTTTCAGAAGAATCAGGAACAGTGTTGCCATCAAACATCTTTAAAGGTTTCGGCGATGATGTAAAAACAGTAATAACAAAAGATCATGCGATTGATGATTTATTGCCTGTGCAGAACTTTATAAAGCGCTTTACAGAACTGGGCGCAAAAGACTCTAGTGTTTCAGTCAGAGGTTTGTTTGATTTAAGAAAGCAACTAAACTCAAAAATAAGAAGCGGAAAAGGAGACGAATCATCAGTTGCTTTGGGTAAAATGAAAACACAACTTGATAATAAAATAGACAGCTTGCTCGAAACAGCTCTATTGCAAGGAGACGACATTGTAATAAAAACATGGAGAGACGCAATCAAGGGATATAAAGACTACAAGCAAAAATGGGAGTCTGGAAACCTGATGGATCGATTAACAAAAATCAACCAACAATCAGGAAATAGAGAGCTTGTTGTTGCGCCTGAAAGTGCATCGAATTACATATTTAATAGCTCTAATTTGGGCTTTATTAATAAAGCAAATTTACAACGTGACTTGCTTAAAATGAAAGAAAATTTATCTCCAGATTCATGGAATGGGCTCAGACAAGAAATTTATCTAAAAATAATGAATCAAAGTAGAGGCGCACAAAGAGAAGGCTTGAGCGGTGCAAAATTACTGACAAATGTGAATAAAGTGTTGCAAGACAATAAACCGTTAATGAGCGCTCTGTATACACAAGAAGAGATCGCTTTGCTTCAGCAGTTTGCAAGAGTCGCAAACAGAACGCTCAATACGACACAGAATTTCTCTAATACTAGCGCGGCTAATATAAGCGCCTTACAAAACATGTGGACAAATGTCGTTGCTGTTCTAGGAATCAAAAATGCAAACAAATGGTTTGCGGCAATACCCGGATTGAAAGCTATTTCAACACGATTTAGAGCAAGTCAAGTAAAACAATCTGTTGATGCTACCCCAAATCCTGCGCCTACAACACTAGGTACAACACCGGGAAATATTGGATATCAACTAAATCAAAATTAAAAGTATCGTTTGAATCACTAGACCGCACAATGCAATTCGATATTGCATACGAAAATGCTCGACTTGTGCTGTTAATCTTTGACGCTCCTCTTGACTCACTGATATTCATGTATTTGGGGTTTCTAGGAATTTACAAATATTATATATTATTTTGCTTATAAGTATTAAAAAACCCACACCAAATGAATGATGTGGGTTTCTTGTTTTTGTTTTTACCAGTTACATATGTTAATTTTATGAAGTCTATCTTGCAAATCTTCCATGCACTCTAGTTCTTCCATTTCGTTTATGGCAAGAAAGGTTATATGATCTTCTAATACATCTCTTAATTCTAGTATTTGAGATTCTGTTAGTCGAAGAGTAAATTCTTCATTTTTATAGTTGCTCATATTTTTTCTCCTTTTTATTAAGATTAAAGTTTTGCTCGTTGTCATCTAGTTGTTAAAGATCGCTACTGTCACTGTTCTTGCTACTCTTATATTATAACATAGTTCTGTAAGTGCTTGATTTTACTATCTTTTTTGTAATTCCTAGTAATTCATAAACTCGAGTAATTGTGAATTATGGGTTATTTTGATGACATAGAAGCCCAATTCTTTAGAATGATTCTAAAAAATCTCTAATAGGTTAAGGCTTTCACTTTTGTTGCGAAACAACAAAAGGGGTTTTTAATGGTTATTTAAAATCATTCAATATATCGACAATTTTAAGATAACCCTGAATGTCATCTTGAGTGTCAGCTTTGTTTGAGTTGTTATACAATCGAACTGACTTGAACAGTAGCATCATAATCGCCGCCTTCTGAGGAGTGATTTCAACATCAAGCACTCCACTCCACACTTTCGATAACTGACGAAAAAATCTCATTGGGTGCCCATATTCTTGACCTTTCTTATGTATTAGCTCGTCAACTTGAAATTCATTTTCAATCATTACGAGTCCTCATTAAATAGATCTGCTTCTGCTTGTCTGCGTCTAATTAGTCCTTCAAGCTCTGTTAGCTCTCCGTTCACTATTGCTTTGTTCCAACGCTTCATTTGATAAGGCACTTCATCGTATTTACCTTCATTGAGTTTTCTCAAAAGAGTGCTGTCTTTAAAGTGCGTGGGCCCGATGTTATAAATCAGACTTACTAATGCTGAATGTTGATTAGAATTTAAAGGAACATTTACAAGATTATCAATGTAGCCTTCGTATTCACGCAACTCTTTATCAAGCATTGCAGTCGCAAACTGTTCAGTGATTGAATCATTTTCTTTTACGTCTTTTGTGCTTCCGTAGCCGATTGTTAAGACACCAGCTCGATCTTTGTAAGCGTCTGTTTTTAGACCTTCAAACTCTTTGATCAGATCAAGTCCTTTCATGTTGATTATTGGCATGTTTGTTCCTTTAAATATAAACAAAAGCAAAATTGTTTTTACAAACAAATTACTGCTCTATCGTTTTAGTCTCTGTGTCAATAACAGTCTCTTCGATAGGCTTTATATCAAGCTCGTCAAGCAATGCTTTAAAACGATCAGACATTGTTTCAATCGCAATGTTTGTTTTGCTTAATTGATACGATTGCTCGTTTGATTCGTTTTGCAGTTTCATCAAAATATTAAAATACTGAATTGCTTGCTCGTTTAGAGCTGAGACGTTGTATTGCTCATTGTCAAACGTGATTGTTTCAGTGTTTTCACTCATTTTAGTTCCTTTTTTTTAGTTGATTAGATTTAAAAGCTCATTCGACACAGCATCAGCGTTAGCTAAGTTTGTATCAATTGATCTCGTTAAATAGCGTTGCGTTGATTTAGCGTCTTTGTGACCGACTAGATCTTTCATTTCATCGAATGACACAGTGCGAGTATTGATGCCGAATGAGATGTATGTGTGTCTCAAATCATGTAGTCTCACGTCTTCGATGTTTGCTTCTTTTCTGACTGAATCCCACAAATGACGCGGGCTTTTAATACCGATAATTCTTGCTTTTTCATGCGTGCGTTTTAAAGCGTTTATGATCGACAATGTGTGATCGTTTAAATAGATTATTTTGTCTTGTCCTAGATGATCTGTCTTGTGCTGAGACAGTCTTATGACACGATCTTTAATGTCGCTGAAACGCATGTTTGCAATCTCTGAAACTCTTGCACCTGTGAAGATCAATAGCTTGATAAATGCAACGCTTTGATGATTGTTTTTATTCTTCGCTTTCTCGTTTAATACTTCAAAAACACGCTTCAGCTCATCGTTTGACAAAATACGATTACGCTCAACATCTTCGTGCTTTTTAATGCGACTGCAAGGATTCTTCTCTAATAGATCGCTTTCAATTGCGAAGTTAAACGCAGAACGCAGATATGTGATGACAGAGTTTGCAACGTAAGGCGCTCTCTTGCTGATCTTTCTCTTCAGCTCAACAATGTCTGCTTTCTCAATCGTGCTGATCTTTTTGTCTCCTAGCACGTTTTTGATGTTGTTGTTGTAAATCTGCTGAATCTTATCGTGTGACTTCTTCTTGTTGATGTCATCTAAATAGTCTGTGAATAACTGATGAAGAGTTATATCAACACGTTTAATCTCACGTCTTGATTTTTGTCTCTCAAGCAACGGATCATAATGTGCATCAACACTCATACGACTCTCTATATCGCTTGCAATGCGTCTCACAGTATCGATGTCAGTTCCTTGACTTGCTATCTTCATCAAATGTGCTTTGTTGTTTCTGTAGTAATACAGATAAAACGACTGCTCTTGATTACTCAGCGTTTTAATTTTAATTCTTTTGTTTTGTGTGTCAGATTTCATGATTTACCCTCTCTGTATTTATCATGTATAAAATCATAGTTTTTCCTGTAATAGCGGAATAGGTTTTTATAAGGCTTTTCATCGTGTCGCGCTCTTTCTAATATGTTTCTGTAATACATGCGACTCACAAATGCTTTAAAAGGCTCATTATCTCTACTGTTACACATCTTCGTTATAGAGAACTATTTGCCCGTTCTTCTCGTCTTTATCGACAAACTCACAGTGATTAAACAAATGCTGTAAGCGCTTGTCTATTGCGCCTAGACCGATGCTCATGTGCTTTGCAAGCTCAACACGCGTTGGTGTGTGTCCAGTCTTTTCAGCAAACACTTTGATTGCTTCATAAGTTTCAGTCATGTTCTTTTGTCTGTTGTATGCAACTTTGCCAACATATTTTTTAGTCAAGTCCATAATCTTCCTCTCTGATTGATAATGTTTTAGATCGAATTGTGTACGCTTCTTTAGCAGGAACAATCTTCTCTTTTTGTGCTTTATATGTACGACTTCCCCACGTTGCTCTGTGTGTGCCACATAATGCGTGTTTGTTTTCTTGCATGTGTTCTTTAATCACAGCTTCATGATCTTTGATTGATTGCTGAACGTTCTTGATTAGACTCTTCGCATGTAAGATCTCAGAAAAATGATGTTCAAGATCGTCTTCAAGCTCGATTGTTTCTTCAGCATCGTTCGGATATAAAATGTCGCAATCTTCAGAACTTTCAGGATCATAATAATCTTGCTCAACGATGCGTCTCTCAAAGTCAATCACAGCCGACTCGAATCTTTTGACCCAATCTTCGTTTCGCGTGTACACAAATATCTTTAAGAAAACACTTTGATAGAGTACGACAACAGCGCCCCATGTCATGTTTGCACACTCCATGTTTGCGAAGAGTTGATCTTTACCGCGCCATGCAGGAAGCACATCTTCAGGAAATGCACTCGTACACTTACACTCTAAGATGCCATCGCCTTTGAGTTGAACAATGTCACTGTCAGGCGTAAATATGCATTTGTCGTAATCAGTGCCTATCACGATTGTGTTATTGGCTCCAGCACTTGCAATCCCATCAGGACTACCTTGTATCGGTAATCGCTCATGTATTAGTGGCTCATCAATATTCAATCTGACATTATCGAGACCCATTCTGAGACACGCTTCATCAAGCACAGTGTTTTCAAGAACGTCACCCATTCTCATTATAGATGGCTGTTCATCTAGTCTTATGTTTTCACCATCTCGCGCTCTGATCTTCTCGTCAAGCAATTCAGTTCTTGACTTGTAAGGATTGTTACCAAGAAGCGCTGAGACACCGCTTGCAGAAGCACCGCCATCGTCTGTTACTTTACCGACCATTGGTTTGTCTCCATGTGATGTGCTTCGTGATCATCTTTTGAATGTCATAAGGCGACATCGTTACAGTGAACGTACCTTCAGGTGTTGTTATCGTAGCTGACGAATCTGAACGATCTGCAAAATACGAATAGATGCTGTCTTTTCTGACAGTTATGGTGTTTCCACCGACTTCATTCTTCTGATCTAAAAGTATGAAAGTGTGATATTCACGATCTCTGTATTGTTGTAGTGCTTGCATAATGCTCTCCTGTAGTAAAGAGCGATCGCAAGAATACGAATAACAGACGTGGATTTTCTATTGTATTAAGAAGAAGAAAAAGTTTTAAAGCTCTTATCTCTCTTAAAATAGGAAAATTAATATATATTATCCGCATATGTCTATATTTGTTCATATTCCCGCTTTCGCTGTATTTGTTGACTTTCATTGATTTTTCGCAATCAGAGTCGATTGCTGAAACTCGTTATTTGTAACATTACGATTATCAAACGCTGTTCTGCTTTCTTTTACCAATCGTTGATTCATTCGTTGTCGCTGTATTTGTTCTTTTCTTTGATCAAACGCTTCTCTATGAGCGTTTCGTGATTTGTGTTTGCGTCTTCCATCGCTTTTCTTACGTCAGAGACGAGCCAGAGATCGTTCGAGTCATTCGTTCTAAGATAATGCAACACTCGCTCGTACAAACTTTCTAAGACTGTTGCGAAGTCAATAACGTCTGCTCTGCTCGCTAGACGTGCGTGTATTCGCTTTCCTTTTGCTTGCTTTTTCAGCTTTCCGTTTGTTTGACACGTCTCTTTGATATCTAAGTATGCCCAGCTTGGTGTTATTTCGTCTCTTTCTTTCATCTTCATTTCATCATTAATTTATAGACCCTTTTCATCATTGCAAGAACAATTGCATTAAAATATACGTTGTAATATACGTTGTAATTTACGTTGTAATTTACGGTTCATTTTTTAACCTTATTATTTGAGCAGTGCCTTAAACATTTTGGGCACTTCACTCGCTGGAAACACGCCTTGTCGAACTTCATCAAAGTCCTCTGGGCTAAGATTGGTTATGCGTGAAAAGTAATCGGTCATGAATCGATTAAACGGCTCAATCATGTCGTGATTCAGATCGTAGTGATACGACCTTTTATCGGTGCCCTGATGCTTTGTGAAGACATCATGATCGACTGCTGATTTGAGCGTCTTATCCACACTGCTTTTAGAAGCGGCTATTCCCAGCGCATACATGCTAAGAAATAAATCTGAGGATGAAATCTTCTTGCTGGCTCCGCGCAGAAGAATCACTGAGACGAGCAGTTGTACAGCTAGATATCCACTCTCACTCACAAACATTCCCATTTGAATCGCCTCTTTGCTTCCGTTTATTTTCTTCACATCGTGATGAAGCATTCTTAGTAGCATTGCGCCTGAAAACAGTTTTAAAACTTCATTTTTGTCGGGCTCATCTCGATAAGGTGAGGACTCAATCAACGCATCGATGCTCTCATATCGTTTACTTCCTCTCATGATTTCTCTCCCTCTTTCAGTTCTTTTATGCTTTTAAGTAAGTTGCTGACTGTTGAAGCGTGCCAGCTCGACTTGTGTGACTTGTATCGCGTTTTAATCTCACGATTATTGAGCGCTTTCGCAATCTCTGTGAGCGTTGTTGCGCCGTATTGTTGTATCTCTTCAACAACAGGTCGCATCTTCACAGCAAACTCTAAGCGCTTGTCTGTGTGCGACTTGACTGCGTGTTCAGTGAGCTTGTCGATGTCTTTTGATCCGAGCTTTACTCCTTTGCGTTTGAGCTTTGCGAGTGCGTATTTCGTGTTGCGAGACACTTCTGCTCTATGCTCATTACTGATTGCAACTAGAACGCTCGCATCGATCGGTTTTTCGCTCTGATAGCACACATAAAAATTAACGCTATGATTCTCGCTCGCGTCATAAACGAGATCGATGAACTTGAGATTCTTCATGCGTGTGCCGATACGATTCAGAACAATGTCTGCTCTTTTGCGTATTGCGTGTTTGATCGCTTTCTCAAAC